TTTTTTCAAGATAGCATACTCTTTGCAAATGAGATGAATATTCATCATGATTTGCCCGCAAAAATGTCATATGATTTTTATCGGCATAGTCTGAGACCACGTAAACGTTTTAGTAAATGGTTTAAAGCATTGCCAGACAGCGATGATATTGAATTGATTAAGAAGCGCTATGGTTATAGCAGTGCAAAGGCTCGAGAAGTTTTGCATCTATATAGTGAAGATGATCTTAGAGATTTGCGTGACGCTATGAATGTTGGCGGAAAAGGTTAATATAAATACTGACATGACAAGTCAAACAGATTATGAATGGAATAGTGGCTGGATGCTAGAGATTTCACTTGAGGAGCCAGATGATTTTCTAAAAGTTAAAGAGACATTGAGTCGTATTGGTGTCGCAAGTAAAAATGAAGAAAACAAACTATGGCAAAGCTGTCATATCTTGCATAAGCAGGGCCGATATTATATTTGTCATTTCAAGGAACTCTTTTTGCTTGATGGCAAACCAAGCACATTGAGCAGTGATGATGTTGCGCGTCGCAATACAATTGCAAGTTTATTGCATGATTGGGGATTGTGCACAATTGTTGATCGTAGCAAAATTGAAAATAATGTTAGTAGTCTAAAAAGTATTAAGATTGTACCATATCGTGAAAAGAGTAAATGGACTCTTGAAGCGAAATATAAAATCGGAAATATTAAAAAATAACAAATAATTCTTTATAAGGGGTCGCGAAAGCGACCTTTTTTAGTTTACAGATGCCACATTTTGTGGTATAATCTTATTATGACATTAACTGGTTTTTATACAAATGTGGATCGCCACATGAATAGCATTAAATATCGCGGCTATGATGAATCTGGAAAAAAACTATATGAGAACTTCAGATATAAACCATGTCTTTATGTTGAATCAAAAAATCCACAAAGCAAATGGCGCAGTCTTGATGGCAAGAGTCTCGAGCCTGTTCGCTTTGAAAGTATGAGTGAAGCAAGAAGCTTTACAAAACAATATGAAGGCATTTCGGGTTTTAAGATTTATGGCAATGATCGATGGATTCCTGCGTTTATTCAAAGTCAATTTCCAGATAAGATTGATTATGTCAAACGCTTTATTGATATTGCATATATTGACATCGAGGTTGATTGTGATGATGAAGGCAGCTATAGTGAAGCTCGTATGGCAACTAATCGCATTTTGACAATCAGTGTTAAGAGCAGTCGTCGTGATGAATATATTGTTTGGGGATTAAAAGAATATGACATGTCAAGTTGCAAATTGCGACATTTGAAAATTGACTATCGCGAATTTGTTAAAGAGAGCGATATGCTTCAAGATTTTATTGACTGGTGGAGTGAGCCTGATAATACACCAGATGTTGTTTCGGGTTGGAACACAAACTTCTTTGATATACCATATTTGGTTAATCGATGCAGTCTTGTGCTTGATGAGGGTGAAGTTCTTAAGCTTAGTCCATGGAAACAAATTGAAGAGCGTAATGTTACTGTAAAAGGTCAAGAACAATATGGCTATAACATTATGGGCATACAACAACTTGACTATCTTGAGCTCTTTAAAAAATTCACATTAAACACTTATGGTCAACAAGAAAGCTATAAGCTTGATCATATTGCCGAAGTAGTACTTGATGAAAATAAAGTAGAATATGTTGGCAGTCTGAAAAATCTATATGAGACTGACTATCAAACTTATGTTGAATATAACATCGTTGACGTTGAACTTATTGAACGCTTTGAGCAAAAGCTTGGTCTGCTCAATCTTGTTTTTACTCTTGCCTATTTTGGAGGTGTTAATTATAATGACACACTTGGTACTGTAGGCATTTGGGATAGTATTATCTTTCGTTATCTTGCAAATAAGAATATTGCAGTTCCTCCTAATAAAGGTTCTCATAGTGCAAAATATGCAGGTGGTTATGTTAAAGATCCAAACGCTGGCATGTATGATTGGACTATGAGCTTTGACTTGAATAGTCTATATCCGAATATCATTATTCAATATAATATGAGTCCCGAAACTCTTGTGCGACATAGTGTAATGCATGGTCTATCGCCTGAAACGATTTTAAAAAATCATGTTATTGATGGTGTCGAAAGTAATTTGGCAGTTGCAGCAAATGGCGCAACATTTCGTCGAGATAAGCAAGGCTTTTTGCCAGCTATTATTGAAGATCTTTATAACCGTCGCGTGACTATTAAAAAAGAAATGTTGAAGAAACAACAAGAATATGAAATTTCAAAAACAGATGAATTGAATCGAGAAATCTCTCGACTTGATACTGAACAGATGTGTATCAAGATTTTGATGAATAGTTGTTACGGTGCAATTGGCAATCAATATTTCCGATATTTTGATTTGCTTATTGCTGAAGGCATTACATTGACTGGTCAGTTGGTTATTAACTATGCCGAAAGAGCAGTTAATGAATATCTTAATAAGTTTCTCAAAAACACAAAGGAAAAAGATTATGTTATTGCGATGGACACTGACTCGATTTATATTGATGTCAATGATGTAATCAAATCATTTAATCCAAAAGAACCTGTAAAATTTCTTGATGAATTTGGCAGTAAAGCTATTGAGCCTCTTTTCAAAAAATCATTTGCCGAGTTGGCAGATATTACAAATGCTTTTAAAAATACCATGAATATGAAGCGAGAAGTTATTGCTGATCGCGCAATCTGGACTGCAAAGAAACGCTATATCATGAATGTGCATAATAGCGAAGGTGTGCAATATGCGAAGCCTAAAATTAAAATGAAAGGCATCGAAGCAGTAAAAAGTAGTACACCAAAGGTTTGTCGTGAAGAGATGAAAAATCTATTCGCTGTTATTATTAGTGGTAATCAAAAACAAACACAAGATGCAATTGCAACATTCAAGCGTAAATTTGAACAGTTGACACCAGAACAGATTGGTTTGCCACGAGGTGTTACTAATGTTCGCAAATATTCTGATCGCAAAAGCATCTATACAAAGGGCACTCCTATGCATGTTCGAGGTTGTCTGATGCATAATTGGATGCTTGATCAAGTGAATTGTAAGAGTGTGCCAAAGATTAAAAACGGAGAAAAGATCAAATACATATTCTTGCGGCCGCAAAATCCAACACGTGAAAATTGTATTGCTTTTGTTGGTAAATTGCCAACTGAATTTAAGCTTGAAAGTTATATTGATTATGATATGCAATTTCAAAAAGCATTTCTTGAACCAATACAACTCATTCTTGATGCGATTGGTTGGAGCGCAGAGGAGCGATCAAGTCTCGAAGACTTTTTCGCATAATATAAACAAAAATAAAATAACATTATGTCACAAAATTGGGTAGAAGATATTAAAAAAATGCATGAGCATTATGATGTAAAAACTAAACTAGCAACTCTTTCACCAGAATTGCTACGAGAGTTTCTTAAGTTTAGAGTTAGCTTTCTTTCGGAAGAATTGAGTGAACTACAAACAGCAATTGCAACACAACCTATTAATGCCGAAGAAACGGTTGATGCACTAATTGATCTTTGTGTTGTTGCTATTGGCACACTTGATCTTTTTGATATTGATAGTCATATTGCATGGGATGAAGTATTGACTGCAAATATGAATAAACAAGTTGGTGTAAAAGCGAGTCGACCAAATGCATTTGGTTTACCAGATTTGATCAAGCCAGCGGGGTGGAAAGCACCATCACATGCAGGCAATCACGGATTATTTTCTCAACTATGAAAATAGGCTTTACAATATTTAAAAGTATATTTGACAATAAGACTCATCGTAAAGGAGAGTTTGAAACATGGGAACAATTTGTTGAATGCTTATATAATTTGCATGGCAAACCTGGTTATAAACCAAAGCGAGATGAAAAAAGACATGGCAGTCCTTTGATTAGTCCAGCGATTTATAAGCCAGATTCAACTCGAGCAAATGCAAATGTTACACATTGGGCAGGATGGGCTGCACTTGACATTGATGATTATAGTGGTGATGCCGAGACAGTTGTGAATAGTTTTTCAAATTGCAAATGCGTTGTTTATAATAGTGCAAGCAGTCGAATCGAACATCCTAAGTTTAGAGTTGTATTAGCACTTGATCGTTATGTTGAAGCACATCAAATCAAACATCTTTGGTATGCACTTAACAAACGATATAACGAACTTGGTGATCCTCAAACAAAAGATCTGAGTCGCATGTATTATGTGCCTGCACAATATCCACAAGCACATAGCTTTTTCAATGTTTTTGATGGTGAAGAGATATGTGTTGATGAAATACTTGCAAGTGTCGAATATGTTGAAAACAGTTTTAAGTCAAATAGCTTTAAATCACAATTAAGCGAAGAGCTTAAACAAAAGCTTGTCGAATATCAACGCTCGAGATTGAATCGCAATATAACTTGGTCTAGTTATTCTGATTGTCCATTTGTTAATAAAAAGGCGGTTGCCGAATATCGCGCACTGACTGGAGGATGGTATCACAAGATGTATTTGATATTATGTTCGATTGCAGCAAATGCACTCAAGCGAGGCTATGACATAAATGCTCATGATCTTGAAACTCTGGCAAAGCAACTTGATGCCGATACTGGAGGATGGTATAAAACCCGAGATTTGTACACCGAAAGCCAAAGAGCACTATCATGGGCACTTGAAAGTGTATTAATTTAATTTTAACATTTACAAATATACAAAACTATGATAGATTATAATGCGTTCCATAACAATATGACACAAACAAAAAATATGCAAAAACAAAATACAACTAATCATAAATTATCATATAAGATTGATTGTCTGCTGGTCGATGAAAATGATAATATTCGCTGTTATCTTTTTGATAGAGGTAAAAAATATTATGATACAATTACAACTAATCTAGGCGATGATTATATTTGGGATGATGATCAAACTCGAATTGACTTTGAAGAGTTTATTGAATATAGTAAAAATGATCGTGAGCTTATGATCAATTGGCTTATCGAAACTGAACTTGAATATATTCATGGCAAATGTGATGAAACTGCTTTAGAAAGTGCAATTGAGAAAGTTGAAAATTTCGATCGACGATATATGATTATGTTGATTGACAATCGTAATAAAATTAATCGCTATGTGTAATATGACAATAACAGATATAAGAAACGCTTTTAATGACGCATATCAATATGGTCAATTTACAACTGACAAAAGTGGATGTAAAACGATTGAGATATTGGGTGCAAGTTTTGTTGCAGATGAACCAAGTATTTTTGGTGAAGTTAACGAAGATTATGTCACACGTGAATTGGCATGGTATCTTTCTCAAAGCCTGAGAGTTGATGATATACCCGGAGATGTGCCAAAGATTTGGAAACAAGTAGCAAGCAAAGGTGGACTTATTAATAGTAACTATGGCTATTTGGTTTGGCATGAAAAAAATTATAATCAATATCAAAACGTATT